GAAGGTCGGGAAGAAGTTGAAGGCGCCCATGATGCCGTCGAACAGGCCGGACGAAGTGCCGCTCGACCCGCCGCCGAACAGGTTCAGGATGCCGCCGCCCATGCCGCCACCCATGCCACCGCCACCACCGCCACCCATGCCGAAGGCACTGGCGAACAGGTTCTGGGCGGCCATCTCGATCAGCTTGTCGGCGATGCGGCCGAGCGCCGTGACGGCGGAATCGCCGAGGCTCTTCCAGAGATCCTTGCCCTCGCGCAGCCCCTGGTTGACGCCGGAGAAGACAGAGCCGAATTCCTGCGCCGTGTACTTGCCCAGTTCGAAAGCCGAGTTGGCCTTCTGCATCTCCGCACCATACTGCTCGACCCCGGCCATGAAGCCGTCGAACCCACCCGCCGCGCCACGGGCCGCGCGGGCCTGCTCGTCGGCGGCCTCCTTCGTGGCCTTCAGCGCGCGCTCGTAGGTCCCGGCGTCGATCGCGCCGGCGGCCAGCATCGCGTTGAGATCGGCCGTGGCGCGCGCCGCGGCGCGGCTGCCATCGCCGAACTGGCCGGTCACCCGCTCGGCCTCGGTCAGGATCCGCTTGCGCTCGTCGAGGCGCGCGTTGAGCTGCGCGACCGACGTGGCCTCCTGGATCAGCTGCTGCGCCAGTGGCGAATTGGGCGGCACGTCCTTCAGGACGCTGGCAATCTTCTGGTCGAGCTTGACCTGGGCGTCTAGCCGCTTGTCGACCTCGGCCACCGTCTCCAGCCCGCGCACGTCGAAGGCGGCCAAAGCCTTTTCCAGCGCCGCGCGCTCGACCTGCAGGTCCTTCAGGCGCTCGTCCAGTTTGGCGCCGGCGGCGGCCGCGTTCTTGCCGGTCGGCTGCCGGCCCGGCAGCCCGAAATCCCTGAAGGTGACCGGCGGCGGCTCGAGCGGCAGGCCGAGCTGCCGGTTCAGCCTGCTCTCCTGCGCGCCGCGCAGATAGTCCGCCTCGTCCGCCTTCGCCTTGTCGAGCAGGGCCTTCTTCTCGGCCAGCTGCTGCTTCATCGTCTCGACGCCGCCGCGCATGAACAGCGGCGGGTTGGCGATCTTGCCCTCGAGGCTCGCGATGTCGGATTCGAGCTGCTTGATGTTGATGCCGCGCACCGTCGTGCCGACGGCGAGCCCGAAGTTGCGGGCCCAGTCCGTCACCAGCTTGTAGGCGTCCGCGATCTGGCGCAGCGTCCATTCCAGCGCGCTGAGGCCGCCCAGCGCCAGCGGCGCGCCCACCGTGGCCTGGAACACCGTCATCTGCTGGTTCACGACCTTCAGCCGGTCGTCGACCTTGTCCCAGGCGGCGATGACGTCGACGCCCATGATGGCGGCCATCTCGCGGGCTTCGGCCGTGAGCTTCGCCTGCCCGCCCGCAAAGGCTTCCAGCATGGTGACCATGCGGGCGCCGGAGCGGCCGAACAGCTCCATCATCAGCGCGTCGCGTTCGCTCTGGTTGCCGATCTCGAGCAGGCCGCGCGCCACTTCCGGCAGGATGTCGGACGTCCGCCGCAGGTTGCCGTTATTGTCGAGCAGCTTGACGCCCAGCTTCTCGAAGCGGGCGATCGCATCGTCGCTGCCGCCGTTGGCCTCGCCCATCGACTTGGTGAGCCGCATCATCGCGGTGTCGAGCTGCGCGGCCTCGACGCCGTTCTGCGCCGCGGCCAGGCGGTAGGCCTGCAGGGCGTCGGTGGTGAGGCCGATCTGCTCGGCCTGCTCGCCGAGGTTGGCCGCCTCCATGCCGGCATTCCACACACGCTGCGCCACCGCGGCGGCGGAAAGCGCGGCGGCGACGGGCGCCAGTGCCCGGGTGACGAACGCAAAGCCGGCGCTGACCCCGGCCGAGGCGGCACGCTGCGTCACCTCCATCGCCTTCAGGCGGCGGTCGACGGTCGCGAAGGCCTGGGCGGTCTTGTCGGCCGCGGTGATGTCGATCTGCCAGCGCGCGCCGGCAACACCGTCGAAAGGCATCGGTCAGGTGTCCTTTCGTTGGGCCAGCAGGTGCGTGTACGCGATCCAGCCGTTGAACTCCTCGACGGTCATGGCGAGGACGACGGACAGGGGTTGGTGCAGCCGATCCGCCAGCGCGTAGCGCGCGAAGGCGAGCGGATCGGCCTCTAGTTTTTTGCCTGGGTCTCGACGGACGGGCCGGTGATGGCCGTGACCAGCCGGCTGACATGCTCGCCGGCGACCTCGCGTGCCAGCACGTCCTTGTCGCTGCGCGAGAAGACGGCCGTGCCGGCCTCGTCGGTGCACTTCATCAGCAGGATCTCGGCGACGCGCCCGGCGCCACCCTCCGGCTCGCGCTCGTTGAGCAGCATGTTCTCCTCGACCGTGAGCGGCGAGATCCACACGTCGAAGCCCAGCAGGGTCTCCTTGCGGCGGCGCGACTTGAAGTCGGCCTTCAGGGCGTCGATCAGGGTGGGCTTGTCGGACACTGTTTTTGCTTCCTTCCCTTGTTACGACCGAGCGGGCTCCCGGGCTTGATTACAAGCCCTGCCGCCCGCCGGCGCTTGCACCATGGCGGCGCGGCGCTACGCGCCGACGACCGCCTTCGTGCAAGCGCCAGTCCCAGTGAACTGGATGGTCGCGGTGACGTGGTTGGCGCGTTCGTTGCCGAGCTCGACCGAGGTCACGATCACGTCGCCGTAGTAGTAGGTCTTCCCGTTGGCGTTGCCGTCCGGGTAGAGCTTGAGCGCGGCCTCGTCGCCCTCCTCGAGGCCCATCTGCCCGTTGGTGTCGGACGGGTCCCACCACACCGCCATCTGGCCCGACCAGCTCTTGGTCACGGGCGCGCTGCGGTTCCATTCGTCCTCGAGGGTCGAGCGGTCCGCCATTTCGGAATTGCGCGTGAAGCTGAAGGACTGGACCTCGGCGACGACGTTGCTGCCGACATAGACCTTGCCCGACTTGCCCTTGGTAACGGCCATGGCTCTCTCCTATTGCAGGTGCTGATCCGGCCGCAGGGCCGTGGTGTGGTACTCGAGTTGATATTCCAGGCGGGCGCGGCCGATCCGCGTCTCGCCCTCCGCGCGCGCATCGAGGACCGTGTCGGGCCCTTCGAGATCGTGCAGCAGCCCGCCCAGGGTCGGGTCGGCCTGCATCGCCTTTTCGACCAGAAGGCAGAAGCGGTCGGACTCGCCGTCGTCGTCGTCGACATCGGCATGGACGATGTCGATCTGCACGGTGAGCCGGCGCTGCAGCCGCACCTCGTCGCCCCGGCTGGTGACCGACTGCGCCGCCTCGCGCCGCGCATGCACCAGGATGTAGGGCAGCGACGCGGTCGGCAGCGGCGCGCTGCGGCCGGCCTTGACGGTGACGCCCGGCACGTCGGCGCGCAGGCGGTCGACGATGGCGAGGACGATCTGACGGCGGACGTGAAGCGTCATCGGGCACCCGTGTTCGTTCTGCGCTGCCGTGGTGGTGGCTCTGAGCGCGTCAGGCGCGCTTCAGATCGACGACCACGAACCCGGTCCCATCGGGCCGCAGGGCCTGGCAGCGGAACGCCTGGCTCTCGCCGTCGATCGCCACCGTGTCGTTCTCGGCCGCATCGCCCGGCAGGTCCGCCTCGAGGCAGAGCAGCGAGGCATCGCGATCGATGACCGTCACGTCGGCCAGGCCCTCGACCATCATCGACGGCCGGTCGAAGATCCCGAGGAAGGTCGTGCCCGCGCCCGCCCAGGTGACCGCCACGCCGAAGTCGGCGATGAAGGCCGCGCGGTCGTCGGCGGATTCGACGGTCATTGTCAGGCCGCCGAGGCTTGCGCCTCGATATAGGCTTGCGCGGTCGCGAATTGCGCCTTCAGGTCGGCGCTTGCTTCCCAGGTCGCGGTCCAGGCCAGCGCCATTCCCGCCGACTTGCCTTCCTCAAAGCCGGCCTTGTAGCCAGCCTCGTTCCCCTGCGCTTCGCCCGCCTTGAAGCCGGCGGCGTGACCAGCCTTGCGACCCTCTTCACGCGCCGCGGCAATGGCTGCTTTGGAATCGCCCTGCGGCCTACCCTTGTCTTTCGTCGCCGCTTTCGCCGTGCGATTCGCGGCCTCCAGCCTCTTCGCTTCGTCGATCATAGCCTGGATCTCGGCCGGCGTGGCCTCGGCGATCTGGTCGAGCTGCGTCTTGCCGAGGTCGGCGAGGCTTTCCAGCCCGATGATCTCGCCAGCCCGGAACTGCAGAACGGAAGCGGCGACATAGACGCCCATCGAACCCTCGACGGGCGTGAGGCGATGTGCGCGCGGCTCGGCCTGGTGGCGGCCGAGACCGATGCGACTGCCCTCGCCGATCTGCACGACACCGGAAACGACTTTGTAAGCCTTCATGGGATAATCCTCTGGTCATGAAACTCCCGGCCAGCGGCCTGTAACCAGGCCGCCGCTTGCCGGGAGTGCGAATGCGCGCGGATTAGCGCGCCGTGTGGCAGATCATCAGGTGAAGGTGGTCACCGTCGCCTTGTTCCAGAAGCCGTAGGCGAAGGCGCCCATCCACTCCACGCCGTGGCGATGCTTCTTTTCGTTGAACTCCAGCTCGGAGCCCTCGGCGATCGAGGCGACCTGCAGTTCCTGCTCGACCTGCTTGATGAAAGGCTTCATCGGCCCGTCGGTGCGGATCGTGTAGAACTTCGTGGCATCGGTCAGGCGGGCGTTGACCACCGGCTTGATGCTGAACTCCGACATCGCCGGGATCACGTTGGTGGCGCCGGCATCGAGCGTCGGCAGGCGGATCGCCGAGATGGCGGTGGGCATCAAGGTCGGCCCGACCATCACCTCGAACTCGGACGCCTCCTCGTTCGCCGGCTCGCCTTGATCGTCCTTGTAGGACATCAGCGCGGCGACCGACTGCATGACGGCGTCGCGGAACTCCGCGATGGTGGGCGTCGTGCCGGTCGCGGCCGCCCAGGTCAGCTTGTTGGACTGCGAACCGGAGTCGCCGTCCACATGGTCGGTATCGAAGAAGTACTGGCCGTCGTAGCAGACGTTCGATTCGCCATCGACCAGCAGCTGGGTCAGCTGCTTGGCCGGAAACGACTGGACGCGCTGCGCGAGCTGCGCGATGCGGAGGCGGATGGCGTCGCCGCTGGAGCCGCGACGCAGTTCGTTCAGATGAACCTCGAGGGTGGCCTCGTAGTCCTTGTTGTCGACGCGCCAGCTGTACTCGCGCAGCTGCTTGGCCTGACGCCCGCCGATCCATTCGCGCATGACCGGCACGCTGCCCAGCCAGGCATAGAGTTCCGACGCCTGGTTGCTGCCGATCGTCATGCCGTATCGGTCGGCCCACATGGCCGGGCCCATGGTGAGCGCGGTGTAGAGCGCCGAGTTCACCGCCCGGCCGGTCTGGAGAAGATTGGTAGACATTGAGAGGGCTCCATCTGAGGGAGGCGGACGTCACCGACGTTCGCAAGGCGCCTTGCCCAAGGGCGTATGGGCAACAGAGAAGAAGAAAAGGCCGGTGGCGAACCACCGGCCGCCGGTCAGGCCTGGCGAGCCCAGGTGCCGCGCAGCTCCTGCACGGAATAGCCGTCGGCATCGTTGCCGCCGAGAATGACGAAGTCGCCGCGGCGCTGCGTCGCCTTGGTCAGGATCAGGTCCTTGTCGTCGGCGCCGGTAATGTCCGGGCCGAGGATCATGTCGGCGGCCTGGGGCGAGATCGTCACCGCCGTGGTGCCGAAGGCGCCGATCGCCATGATGGCGATGCCGTCGAGGCCGGTCGCGATCGCCGGCAAGGTCAGCGCGTCGCCGTCGCCGTCGGCATCGACCACGAACAGCTTGCCCGTGTCCTCGGCATCGAAGGTCTTGGTCCCGCTCAGCAGCTCGCGCACCGTGTAGCGCGCCCACGGGTCACGCAGGCGCGTGATGTCGAAGGCCACCACGGCGACGCCGGCCGACACGAACCGCGTCACGAAGCCGACGAAGCTGCCGGCCACCGGGTTGAACGAGAAGGAATCGTCGTCCTGGGCATAGACGGCCTGGCCGACGTCGGTGATCAGCGCACCCGTCACCGACAGTTGGACCATGCCGCGCATCAGAGTGCGGACACGCTTCGCCGCGGCCGCACCGGCGGAATTGTCGACCGTGGCTTCGGCGAAGCCGACGAACTGGTCGCCACCGACCAGCGGACGGGCGTGCCCGGTGCCCGAGACTAGGCCGACGGCCGCGCCGGCATAGATGATGTCGGAGGCGATGACGCTGTACTCGCCGACGTCGCCGAGTTCCTGCGGCCGGATGGCCGCCGCTGCAAGAGTGGTCATGTTAAAAACTCCATCGAAGGGCTGGCGGACGCCTCATCGGCGCGCGCGTTGAAGGGACCTCTGGAATGGACGCGCTACTTGCGCGCGCCCTGGAAGATGCGGACGCGGCCGTCGGCGACGCCCTGCATCCAGTTCGCGTAGGCTTCGGCCGATTCATGCTCGGCCTGCAGCGTCGTGCTGCCCGCCCATTCGGCCTTCCAGCCTTCGGCGGTCTGCGGGACCCGGGTCTGCGCCGCGTCCGGCTGGGTCGTGACAGCGGCCGCCACCTTGCCGGTCGCGGTCTCGACGTTGGCGATGGCCGCGCCGGCGGCGCTCAGCTTGGCGCGCTCGGCGGCGTTGATGCGCAGGGCGGCCTCGCCCGGCATGCAGGTCGGGTCGGCCTTGCAGTCGGCCACCAGCTTGTCGTGACCGGGCAGCGCCGCGGCCTCGATGCCGGCGAGACGCTCGCGTTCGGCGGTGGCACCGTCGGCGCGCGCCGCGGTGACGGCGGCGGCATGGGACGCCTGCGCCTCCGCGAGGCCGGCGCGACGGCCCTCCTCCCGCGCGGTGGCGACGGCGGCCGCGTGGTCGGCCTGGGTGATCGTGGCGGCGGCCTCGTCGACGGCCGCCATTCCGCTCGTGTCGGACATGGTCTGCTCTCCTGGTTTCGGCCGTGGGCCGGGCTACGAAAAGTTACTCACGAAGCGCTGGAACGCGGCGTCGACCTCGGCAATGCCGTCGACCAACCCGGCGCGGCGCGCTTCAGCTCCGCGATAGGTCTTCGCTTCTGTTTCCCTGGCCGCCTTGCGCGTGAGGCGCGGGCCGCGACCGGCGGCAACGGCGTCGAGGAAGCGGCCATAGGCGTGATCGACACCCGCCTGCATCTCGGCCCGCACGGCGGGGTCGAGTGGCTGCACGGGCGAGCCGTCGACCTTGTGGGCGCCGGCATGGATGAGCGTCACCGCGACGCCCTCCTGTTCGAGCTTGCGGCTCATGTCGAGGTGCATCGCGACGACGCCGATCGAGCCGGCACCGCCGCCCGGCGGCATGACGATGCGGCGCGCCTGGGCGGCCAGCAGATAGCCGGCGGAGAAGGCGAAGTCGGTCAGGATCGCCAGCGTCGGCTTCTCGGCGCTGAGCTGGCGGATCGCATCGGCGGTCTCGAAGGCGCCGGCGACCTCGCCGCCATAGGAATCGACCTCGAGGATGACGGCCTTCACCGCCTTGTCGGCGCGGGCCGCGGCGACCTGGGCGCGGATCCCCTCGTAGGAGGTCTCGCCCGAGGACTGACCGAGCCACTTGCCCTTCTGCACCAGCGTGCCTTCGATCGGGATGATGCCGACGCCCTTGTAGCGCTGCAGGATCTTCGCCCCGCGCTGTTCGGCATCCATGACGGCGGCGGCGAAAGGCTCGCCCACCGTGCCGGCACGCTCCGACGGACGACCGCCCGCGAAGGCCTTGTGATCGACCGGCGCGACGCCGGGCAGCACCATGCCGCCGGCGACGATGCGGCCGCCGAGCCCGGCCATGAAGGCCGACAGCTTGGCGGCGTCGACGGCCAGCGGTTCATTGAACAGGCGGGCCGCGATGTTGGGCATGAGGATGGTCATGCGGCGTCGTCCTTTTCGTCGCGCTGTGTGTCGCGCTCGTCGTCGTTCGGCGGCATTGCCGGGCGATTCGCCGGCGGGCTGGCTGTCGCCGCGGCGGTCGGATCGGCCGACAGGCCGCCGTCCACCATGCGCGCCTGCTCCTTGGCGAGCTGGTCGAGCTTCTTCTCGATGTCGCCGCCGGTCCGCTCGATGCAGATCTGTTCGCGCGTCTTCACGCCCAGCCTGATGTCGATCTCGTCGGCGCCGGCTTCCTGCTGCGGGTTGAGCGACCACCGGCGCGGGCCGATCCACTCGGCGCCGAGATAGGCCTCGCGGATCATCGGGTTGGAGAACCAGCCGGGACGCGCCAGGCGGCCCGAGGCTACGGCCTCGTCCATCGCCCAGCCATAGACCTCCTGGTTGAAGCGCCAGGCGAACCACGAGCGCTGCTGGTTGAAGTAGGCCCAGGCCATTTCGAGCGCGGCGCGACTGGCGCTGTAGCTCGCCTCGAAGTGCTTGAGCAGCAGCTCGAGCGGCAGCTGCAGCGCCACGCCGACCTGCTGCATGAAGGCCTTGATGAACGGGTCGAAGTTGGCGTTCGGGCGAGCCGGGTTGACCGGCGTCGCCTTCTCGCCCGGCGCCAGCGAGATGATCGCGCCGTTGCCGAGCTTGGTCTCGTTCGCCTCGAGGTTGGCGTCGCCGGCCTCGCCGACGATCGGATTGCCGTCCTCGTCGTTGGGCGTCTCGATCGCCAGGGTGAACATCGCCGACACGACGGCGGCAGTGACCTCGGCGTCGCTGTAGTCGCTGATCTGCTTGAAGTGCTCGATCACCGGCGCGAGGTACGGGACGCCGCGCGACAGTTCCGGGCGCGTGCGTTCGAACAGGTGCAGCACGATCCGCAGCCCGTCGTCGGTGCGGGCCGGCACCGGCTCCCAGCTGTTGCCGGCGACGCGCAGCCCGCCGGGATGCTTGCGGGCGATGTGGTAGCGGACCGGCACGCCGTCGGCGTTGATCTCGACGCCGCCGGCCATGGTCTCGCTGTCGGCGCCATAGTTCGGGTTGCACAGGCGATCGGCCTCGATGACCTGCAGCTTGGTGCCGTAGAGGTCGCCCGGATCCTTGCGGAACCGGCGCAGGATGACGACGTCGCCGCTCTCCTTGATCGAGCGGAAGGCCAGCACCTGGATCTCGTCGAAGCACTGCACGCCGGTGAAGTCGCAGCGGCGGCAGAAGGCCTCCCACTCGCGCTCCTGCTGGCGCTCCATCGCGTCGGCCTGCTCCGGCGTCAGCCCGAGCGCCACGCCGTCGATCGAGGCCTGCAGGCGCAGCCCGTCGCCGATGACGCCGTTCGTCGTCGTCGCGATCGCGCCGGCGGCGACCGGGGCATTGCGCGCCAGGTCGCGGGCGCGGCTGCGCAGGTCCGGCAGGTCGAGCAGCGTGTCGGCATCGGCGGAACCGCCGTGCGGCCGCCAGTTGCGCGTCGGCCGGCGATCCTTGCGGCCGCCCTTCCAGCTGCCGTCGAGCGCGGCGAGGCGCGTGCGGGCCTGCCAGCGATCGAGGCCGGCCTTCGGCGACACCCAGCCGACGACCCGGTCGAGCAGGTTGCGCGGCGGCGGATTCGGCGGGGCCATGGTCACTCCGTCACGACGTAGCGGGTACGCCGGCGACCGCCGCCCGCGGCGGGCGTCAGCGCCTTCACCTTGCCGTCCCAATAGTCGATCTGCTGGCGGATCTCGGCCGCGTCGGCGCGCTTCAGGCGACGACTGCCCGAGCCGGTGTCGATCTCGTATTCCTGCCCGCTCGCGACGGCGGTGTTGGCCGCCAGCCAGGTGTCGAGCTGGGCCTGGGCCTGCGCGAGGGTGATTCCAGCGCTCATCCAATACCCCTGCTCAGCACGCGGCGGCCGCGCGTTTTGGGTTGCGATGCGGTGCCCGGGCGAACGGCGTTCGCCGGCGGACCGCCGAGAAGGTCTTCGAGGTCGCCCTGGGCGGACTCGGGGGGCGGCGTTTCGCGCTCGCGCTCCAGCCGGTTCCAGGTCTCGTCGGGCAGGCTGCGGACGCCGAACTTGGTCGCCGCGGCTTCCGCCTGGTTCATCGTGTCGAGCGCTTCGTTGCGCTGGCCGGGGTCGATCTCCCAGCGCCACAGGGTGAAGCCGTGCTTCTTGATCGGCTTGCGGCGTTCGGCCGTGAGCTCCTGGTAGTAGGCCTCCTCCAGCCCGGAGGGCAGCGAGACGTAGCCCTTCTCCATCGGGTCCTGCTTCGCCAGGTCGCGATAGAGCGCCATCTTCATGATCGAGACGTTGACGTTGAAGAAGCGGCCGGCCCATTTCAGCAGCTTGCCGGTCCGCTCGTTCCGCTCGCGCTTCACGCGGGCGATGCGCGGGGCGTTGTCGTTGTTGCCACCGCGCATCATCATGACGCGGTGCTTCGGATGGCGACGGGCCCAGTCCCAGACGTCTTCCGTGAAGGCGTTGCCGTCGATCGCGACCATGTCGAGGCCGACCCGGTTGCCGGCGGCGTTCGGCCAGGTCTGTTTCAGCAGCTCGTCAAGCCGCAGCCGGCAGCGATCCTCGCTGATGTGTCCCGGCAGGGTGAAGTAGTCGACCACGAAGCGGCGATAGTCGCGGCCCCAGGCGACGACCTGGCAGGCCACGAAGTCGGCCTGGCAGTCGACGCCCAGCGTCAGGATCAGGCCGCCGGCGGGCACCGTTGCCCGCGCATAGTGTGAGGCGTTGGCGCGATCGCGCAGCGCTTCCCAGGGCGGGGCTTCTCCCCGCGTCTCCCAGGCCTTGCCGACCACGTCGTTCGAGAAGACCTGCTCGGCTGCCGAATCGCCCTTGGCCTTCAGCCAGGCCCGCGCGATGCGGCCCCAGCTGTAGAGCGGGCTGTAGGCCGCCCAGATCCAGAAGCTGCGATGGTAGCTCGCGCCCTTCGGGTTGTGCGCCTTCCAGCGCAGGCCCTCGAGCATCTGCGGCCGGTGGTGCTCCTCGATGACGCCGCCACACTCGACGCAGGTGAAGTGCGCGGCGTCGGGGTCGGCCTCGTCGAGGCCGGCCAGCATGTTCTCCCACTCCAGCACCTGCTCGTGCCCGCAGTGCGGGCACGGCACGTAGGCGTGCTCCTGGCTGCCGTCGCCGAAGTTTTTGGTGATGCGGCAGCCCGGCATGACCAGCGGCGTGCTGGTCTTCAGGATCTTCGCGAACTCGACCGAGCCGGAGCGGCTGTCGGCCTGCGTCTCCGGGTCGCCGGCCGGGTTCATCTCCCACTTGGCGAGGTCGTCCTGCGCCTGGCGGGGCATCGTGACCTGGCTGAGCGAGGCCGGCGAGTTGGCGCCGCTGATCAGGATGGAGCCGAGGCCGTCGGCATGCTCCTTCATGAACACCGAGTCGCTGCCGTCGCGCGTGCGTTCGGGGAAGATCGCGTTCAGGACCGGCGTGCCGCGCAGCAGCAGCCGCAGCTTCAGCTTCGACCAGCGCCGCGCGTTCTCCTCGGTCGGGTGGACGACCAGGAAGTCGCACGGGTCCATGACCATCGTCCCGCCTAGGAAGATGTTCATCATGACCGTCTTGCCGATCTGGGCGCTGCATTTCAGCGTCACGTAGCGGCAGGGATCGTCGGGCGAAAGCGCCCGCAGGACCTCGTCGAAGTACGGGAAGGTGCGGCGGTTGTAGGGGCCCGGGAACTGCGATTCGCGGGCGCTGAAGACGATGTGTTCCTCGGCGAACTTCAGATAGTCGATCGGCGGCGGCGGTTCCCAGGCGCGGGCCGCCGCCAGGGCGACAATACGCTCAGCATTCGCGATCTGGATCGATGTCAAAGCCCACTCTCTCCGGCATCGGCTCGGCGCGCTCGCGGGCCTCGACGGCGCCGGCGGCACGCACGGTGCGCCAGCGGGCCTTCAGCTCGTGCAGCACGTCGCGGGCCGGCACCTTGAACTTGGCGGCGATGGCGTTGGCGAACTCGGGCAGCGCGCCTTCGAAGCGGTTGATGGCGCGCGCGACCTCCTGGCCGGCATGGCGGCGGGCGTCGTCTACCTCGACCAGCTGGCCGTTGCGGACGTACTCGTCGGTTTCCTTCTCGCGGTTCTGCCGCTTCAGCAGCTCGAGCCGCTGTTCGGCAATCTGGTCGGTGACCGTGTTCGCGAGCGGCAGCCGCGGCGTCTCCGCCTCGAGGTTGGTCGCCAGCCCGTTGCCGGAATGCGCCTGGTCGACGTCGCGCGCGGCTTTGACCTGCGCCTTCGCCAGATCGACGTTGATCTTGGCCGACCGTCCTTCCCCGACCAGCGCCGGACCGTGGATCTTCCCCTCGGTCAGCCACTGCGAGACGCGCCCCGGCGAGACGTTGCAGAGTTCGGCGAACCGCCCCTTGCTGACAATCTCACCCATTTTAGACCCGTCTTTAGCCTCTGAATTTAGCCTCTAAAAACCCACTGCGACTGCCGCCCCCCCGCGGTTCGAATTACCCGCGATGGAGGTTTTTTTGGAAGGACCCGTGACCTGTTTTCGGCTTAAGGGCCGTTAAATTCCTTCGATCGCCTTATCGGCTGAGCAGCTTGGCGAGGGACTCGGACATGAAGCGGAGGGCGACGCGGTTGAAGGCGCGCTGGCCGACGCCGTAGAAGTCGTAGCGCTTCTCGTAGGAGGCCTTGCTCACGAACACGAACACGACGCCGAGCATCCCGTTGGGCAGGTGCCAATAGACACCCGGCTTCAGGTTGTTGCTGCCTTTCTTCGGCACGAAGAAATAGTTGGTCTTCCTCGCGCCGGTCCGCTTGCCGCGCCGGTTGGCCCGGTAGCCCTGCTCACCGAAGGCCCGCAGGTCCGACAGCATGCGCACGATGAACGGGCCCGGCACGTTGCCGTGCGCGTCGAGCGGCGCCTGGCGTCCCGGCACGGCCACCCAACCCGACGGCATCAGCCCCCTCGCCTGCAGCGCCTTCTCCATGCGCTTCAGCCGACGCGGGCCGCCCTCGATCTCGGCCGCCAGGAAGTCCGCCGCGGGAATGCCCTTGCCGCCGAACTCCTCGAGCCAGACACGGAACACCGGACGCTCCGCCGTCGGATTGCGCCAGCGCAGACCGCCGAGCGCCCAGCGCGTCGGCCGATCGAAGACCTCCTCCATCTCGGAACGCAAAGCGGCGTGGACGTAACTGCCCGTCCGCTTCGCCGCCTCGACCTGCGCCCTGGGCAGGTGCTTCTTCTGCAGGTCGGTCAGCTGCGCCCGGACGAGCGCGCCGGTCGACCTGATGTCGAACGTCAGCACTAGGCGAGGACGGCGCCCGAATCGTAGGAGCCCGACAGGATCTTCACGGCGTTGCTGCCGACACCCAACGCCAGCGGCGTCACCTTGTTGGTCGAGCCCAGGTCGGCCACCGGATTGATCCCGCCCGCGCCCGAGCCGATTGCATAGACCGT